ACGTTTGCGTGTCTTTGTTACAGGCAGAATCTTTGGCTTCCAAAAGAACTTCTTACCAATGTAACGCTTACCAGTATCAAGCTCGAGGATTTCATATACAAACCCCTGATAATCTTCTGGAGTTTCTGTATACTGATTGCCTTCGTAATACCACATAAAAAAATATCCCCGTTTCCAGGGATATTTAGTAGAGTTAATTATTCGTCTGCTAGCGCTTCGAACTCTAAGCCACAACCACACATTGGGCAATACAGTGGTGGCTCTTCTTCGTCCATTACCATAACCTGTGTTTCAACATCACAGTTGTCACATAGACCGTAGTATTCTTCTTCCATTTAACCCTCGCAAGCTGCACAACCTTGACTCATTACTCGCTTACGTGTTAGTGATTGAGCTTTGGACATTGAGAAGCTGTAATACAGACTCTTAACACCAAGTTCCCACGCAAGCAGATAAAGAGCGTTTATTTCCTTCACTGGCGTGTCAGGATCAAGCATAAGGTTGATACTTTGCGCCTGATCTATATATGTTTGACGGACACTTGCCTGCGTGATAATTGCCTCAGGATTGATCTCTGCAAACGTCTTGAACACATCTTTTTCTTCTTGTGTCAGAATAGTCAAATGCTGAACAGATCCGTCCATATTCTTGATCGATTCCCAAACCTCGTGTGTATCTTGACCTTTGTCTTGTAACAACTTAATCAGGAAGGGGTTTTTGATAGTTGTTTTGGACTTAGCAAGATCCTTAACATAGCAGTTAGAGAATTCTGGCTCGATCGACTGAGATACCTGACCGAGGATGAAGCTGCTTGACTTAGTTGGTGCAATAGCGAGAAGAGTTGTATTACGACGACCATATCCCTTCAACAGCTCAGGCTCACCAAACTTTCGTGCTAGATCGTAAGATGCTGCATCAGCACGCTCACGAATAGTCTTAGCAATCTTTAGGTTCAGCTTAGCAGCTTCTGCAGACTCAAATGCAATCATCTTCGACTGCAAGAACGAATGCCAACCAAGCACACCTGCACCAAGAGCACGGTGACGAACAGCAAACTGGTGGGCGCGCTCAAAGTACTTTTGTCCCTTTGTCTTATCAATGAATTCAGTTACAACAGTATCAAGGAACATAATTAGAACTTGAACAGCATCTGTGTCAACAATCTCATCCCACTTCAACAGATTCAATGAAGACAACACACAGGTGAAAGTCTCTTCTGGAGAAGATGGCAATGCAATCTCAGAGCACATATTAGATGCCCAAATAGTCATATCGAGATCTTTGTATACGTCAGGCTTACCTTTGTTAACATTGTCAGAGAACAGAATGTATGGGAAGCCAATCTCCGAACGTCTTTGTAGAACCTTAGCCCACAAACGACGAGCAGCTGCATCACCAGCTTTGACTTTGTTCAAGAAATCATCTGATACTGTAACGCCAGTTGTCAGCCCTTGAATTGGATGGCCTTCTGTTGCAATGTCGAGGAACTCGTCAGCATCTGGATGATCAATTGGAAGATATGGCGAGAAGAAACCGCGACGAACATTGCCCTGTGATACAACAGAAGCTAGCTTGTCAAACATCTCCATGAAGTGTACTGAGCCCGAAGATTCACCGTTATTGCGAATGGGAGCGCCTCTAGGACGCACGGCCCCGAAGTAACCTGATGTGCCACCCCCCGTTTTCATAAGCATACCGTTCTCAGCGTGCCCATGAAGTATAGACTCCATATGATCATCAATATACGATCCAAAGCAAGAGACAGGAAGCCCTCTGTCAGTGCCATAGTTAGACCAAATAGGGGAAGCGAGGGAATAGAATCCTCGCCCCATGTAGTCGTAGAATTTATCAGCAAAGCCCTCGATACCGAGATGCTTCTCCGCTGCGTCTGCAATAACTCTTATACGCTGCTCAGCCGTTTGTCCTTCTAACAAATAGCCTCGTGATAAGAATGTACGCGATTGTTCATTGAGCCAATCAAATGCCATTTGTTTATCCTTAAAATAGATCGTCTTCTGTGAATGATTTAGTCTTCTTAGAATATGATGTGCTTCTCTTAACGAAGAAGTCAACATTCTTTGTGCTTAAAGTCTCATCTATAAACCATTCTGTGTCAACGATTGCTTTGGGATCAACCTCGTAAATACTCTTCAAATCAATAGCGTTTAGTGATTGGTTGAACCGATGCTTGAGGAATTCCTTGACAGTGTCTTTAGGTAGGAAGTCAAGATCAATGTTGCCATAGATCCAATCAACAATTGCAGATTCAGCTTTGAAAGCATCTCTTGCAAGCGAGTTGATGGTTTGAATAGTTTCCTTGTCCCACCACGATGGGTTCTCTGCTTTAATAATGTTGACAAGCTCAAAGCCAAACCGTGCGTGAACGTCTTCTTCTTTAGAAGTCGCTTCAACGGCGTTGGAGATCCCCTTGAGCACATTGCGGTGCTTGTTGAATGCCATCATAATCAAGAACTGAGAGAATAGTGAGACGTTCTCTACGAACATTGAGAATAGAATGATATTGTGGAAGTAGTCTTTGTTCTCGACGGGTGTTACCATAGCTTGTTCTAGGTAAGCCATCCGCTTTCTGATCGCAGGAACCTCAACAAGAGTTTCAAAATCTTTGTTCAGCCCAAGCATCTCGATTAGGTTTGAGTATGCATCAGCGTGACGAACTTCTGACTCACCAAATGTCACACCAACAGCTTGAACCTCTGGCTTTGGCATCTTGTCACCAATCTTGGCCCAGAATGTCTTAACTTGAACTTCGATCTGCGAGATAGCAAGCATTGCACGTTTGACAATGTCACCTTCTTCTGGAGTCAAGTGCACTTTCATGTCTTGGATGTCAGAGGAGTAGTTGAATTCAGTATGAACCCAATAAGAGTGACGGATAGCCTCAAGATACTCGATCAACTGGGGATATTCGTATGGCTTTAGGTTTTGACGCTTACGGAAGATGTCTGGCATGTTCTTTGCACGATAGACAATGTACTCACGAGCAAGTGCGTGGATACCCATATCCATAATAACATCTTCGACTGTCTTGTGAATTGTATTGACCTCAGTAATAACATCTCCGCTATCAAGACGTCTGATTACTTCATCTGCAATCTCATTTGGAAGACTCTTGCTAGAAATTTTGACAGACTTCATTGCCTTTTCGACGGCGACGACGATTTTCTCTCGGGTAAACGACTCTGTCGAACCGTCCCGCTTAACTACGTACTCAATCATTATTGATACGATCCTATGTATGATAGCGTTATTGAATTAGTATATAGAAAAACCACACAGCGGACAACAGCTGTTTGCATGGGACAAATATATTTTTATTTTGCGGGTGTTTCTGGGGCCTTAGCAGGCTCTTGCGCAGCTTGTTCGTAGTAGACGATAATCGACTTTTGCTGCAGGATATAGCGACGAAGCTCTTGCACATTCATCGAAATGTTCTCGTATCCTTGAACAGATACTGCCATGAATGCGACAGCACCGTTGTCTTTCTTAAACTGTTCAAGAAACTGGGGAAGATTTTCCTCTGTTACAACATACCACTTAACCTCAGTTAACTGAACGGGTTTTGGCTGTGCTTGAAGGGGGATTGTTCTAGAGATATATTCAGTTTGAACCACTACTTCTGGTTCTGGAGGTTTGGCCATCAGGCCACAGTTACTCAGCAGGAGCAGGCTCGACAGGGGGAGCAATAGCTGTGTCAGTGTTGAGTTGTTTAAACAATTCATTAGTCGCATTATTAATCCTCGTTTGTATCAATCCAGGCTTTGCAAGCGTTAGTCTGGTTAAATCATGGTTAGCTAGTGTTGATCTCAATTGATCGACTCCAGCCTCAGCAACCTTTAAGTCTGCTGACAGTTGTGTATTTAGCTGTTGAAAGTGCTTAGCATCTTCTGTTGCACGCTTGATTGTTTCTTGCTGCGTACGAACTGCACCCTCGAGCTTAGCATTATTTGCCTGTAGAGTTCCAACACGTTCTTGTAACTTTGACACGTACACAAACGCACCAGTTCCCATGGTCCCAACAATTGCTACGATAGCGAGAATGGCATAGATCTTAAACATAATTACTTCTCAATGAATTTACGAAACTTCTTCAAGTAAACAGGTGGCTTCTTTGCACTGTATCGTTTATCGGTAAGCACAGTCTGCTTGATTCCAGGTGTAGTATCAACAGAATTATTTGCAATCGATGTCGCTGGGGCGTCTTCGTCTACTGGCTTCATACTAGCAACTCCGCTGTAGTAACATATACTGTTTGTTTTGATCTGGTGTGGATAGCTTCATAGATGTTCAATCCAAAGATGGATCCAACTGGGTAGCACTTATCTTCCACATGAACGCAGTCTTTTGCTTTGACAACATCTTCACAAGTAGAGTTTACAACTTTGTCGTTTGCAAGTTTGTATGATCCTGGCGACAAGCGGCCATCGCTGAGAACAAACCACTGAGACTGCTCAAGCATGAAGTCTGTCTGATCAAGCCCAACTTCTTTTAGAGATTGCTGGATGTGCTTATCAGAGACGTTGAACTTCTCTTTCATCAGATACAAAGCTGCTGCATACGTAGCTAAACGTGACCCACCGCCAGGAACTTTAGCCATTAGCTTTTTAATATTGAACACAAGGCGATGGAATGGTGTGTAATACTCTGCATACTTTTGTCGGCCATCAATGGTCGATAGATTGTACGACTTAATTCTATTGCCGTTAGCATCAATGATACCGGCCTTATACGTTTCAGTATCCTCAAATCTCATCGTGAGAAGTCTGAGAAATCTAAACGTATAAAGTAAATCGCCAGTAGTCTTAAAAATGCCCATTAGATATTTCTCAGTTTGTTTACTACAATGGGGTCCATTGTTATGTTTGTGTATTGGTC